AACATACATCTATTTAGCAATAGCATAAAACAATAATTAAATAAAATGAATTTAATAAGAAAAATAAGCATAGGCCGCGATTACAAAAATGATGCAATGCACTATAGTGTAGGCCAAGAAGTTTACGGTGGCCATCAAATATGTGATATATTAGAAAGAGAAGAAAGTTATGTTGTATATATAAAAAAGAATAAAGAGGTTTTGCCTTGGAAATCTTTTAATAAAAACATGGCTATTAGTATTGAATTTAATTTAAATTATGAATAGTATATATTCTTTTATAATAAAACCTAAAGAAAAAAGATACAATAATACAAAAAAAGTACAAAATAAAAATCTAATACTTAACACATCAATAGAAGATCATAACTTTGTAAGTAGATCAGCTATTGTTATTTCAGTTCCAAAAGCGTTTAATACAAATATCAAACCAGGGGACGAAATAATAGTACATCACAATGTGTTTAGAAGATTTTATGACATACAGGGAAACGAAAAAAATAGCACGAATCATTTTAAAGAAAATTTATACTTCTGTTATTTAGATCAAATCTTTTTATACAAGCAAAATAACAATTGGAAAGCTACGGACGGTTTTTGCTTCGTACAGCCAATAAAAAAACAAATTGATACTATTATATCAGAAGATAATGAAGAGCCATTAAAAGGCTTAGTAACGTATTCAGATGGCGTGTATAGCAAAGATACGCTTGTAGGTTTTTCTCCTGATTCAGAATACGAGTTTATTATAGACAAAAAACGTCTTTACAGAGTGCCAATTAAATCTATTACTATTAAATATGACATCAAAGGAACAGAAGAATCGTATAATCCAATCTGGGTACAAAGCAGTTGAAGAACTTATAAAAGTTGCAGAAGAAGAAATTATTGTTGACGGAGGTGAAGATGAACTTGCTGCTGATAGATTAAAAAATGCTGCTGCAACAAAAAAGCTTGCAATATTTGACGCGTTTGAAATACTTAATAGAATAGACGCTGAAAAAGCAATGCTTGAAAACAAACCTATTAAAAAAGAAGAAAAATCGTTCGGTGGGTTTGCAGAAAAAAGATCTAAATAATGTACGAGCAAAAACTGTTAAAAATAGTTGAACCTATTAAATTAACCACGATAGATAGACTTAATAGAAGTAAATCTTGGAAATATGGTTATAATAAAGAACACGATGTTATTGTTATAAGCAGGACTGGGCAGATTGGCGAAATATATGAAATACAAAATTTAAAAATAGCATTGCCCAAAGCTGGTAAAGTAAATAAAGAAAACGATAGATGGGTTGCTAAAGATTATCCTAATGAATTAAAAAATATTAAAACTATTTTTGATTGGGAAAATTATCCTGAAGAATTTAAAAATAAATGGTTTGAATATATTGATACTGAATTTACGCGCCGCGAAAAAGGTTTTTGGTTTAACAACAAAAACGTTCCTACTTATATCACTGGCTCTCATTATATGTACTTGCAGTGGACCAAGATTGATGTTGGGAAGCCAGACTTCAGAGAGGCTAATAGATTGTTCTTCATTTTTTGGGAAGCATGCAAAGCGGACAAACGTTGTTATGGAATGTGTTATCTTAAAAACCGTAGATCCGGATTTAGTTTCATGTCTTCGAGTGAAACCGTCAATCAGGCTACAATTACTTCAGACTCACGCTTCGGGATATTGTCCAAATCTGGAGCTGATGCTAAGAAGATGTTTACCGATAAAGTCGTTCCGATATCACTCAATTTACCGTTCTTCTTTAAACCAATACAGGATGGAATGGATAGGCCGAAATCAGAACTCGCGTACAGGGTACCCGCGTCAAAGCTTACCAAAAAATCCATTACCTCGACCAATGAAGAAAAAATTCTTGAAGGGCTCGATACAACAATAGACTGGAAAAATACTGGAGATAACAGTTATGATGGTGAGAAGCTTAGGTTGTTAGTACATGATGAATCTGGCAAATGGGAAAAACCAGATAATATATTAAATAACTGGAGGGTAACAAAAACAACATTAAGATTAGGTAGTAGAATTATAGGTAAATGTATGATGGGTTCTACCTCAAACTCTTTAGATAAAGGTGGGGAAAACTTTAAAAAATTATACAAAGCATCAGATGTTACAAAACGAAATCGCAATGGACAGACTAGCTCGGGATTATATAGTTTGTTCATACCTATGGAATGGAACTACGAAGGATACATTGATTCTTATGGACACCCTGTATTTGATACACCAGAAAAACCCGTTATTGGAAACGATCAAGAGCCCATTGATATTGGAGTAATTGAGTTTTGGGAAAACGAAGCAGATGGTTTAAGAGATGACAAAAGCGGTTTAAATGAATTTTATAGACAATTCCCTAGAACAGAGGAACACGCTTTTAGAGATGAAAGCAAAAATAGTATATTTAATTTAGTTAAAATATACGAACAGATAGATTATAATGAAGGGGTTGTTTCATCAGGTGCTGTTGTAAAAGGAAATTTTCAATGGGAAAATGGAATTAAAGATACGAAAGTAATATTTTACCCGAATAAAGACGGAAGGTTTAATATTGCTTGGGTTCCAGGTTTAAATCTACAAAATCGTGTAATAATAAAGAATGGAGCCAAATACCCTGGTAATGAGCATGTAGGTGCTTTTGGGTGTGATTCTTATGATATATCGGGAACAACTGACGGAAAAGGATCAAAAGGCGCATTGCACGGGCTTACTAAATTTAGTATGGAAGATGCACCGCCTAACACGTTTTTTTTAGAATATATTGCTAGGCCACAAACTGCTGAAATATTTTTTGAAGATGTATTAATGTCATTAGTATTTTACGGCATGCCTATATTGGCTGAGAACAATAAACCGAGATTATTGTATTACTTAAAGCGAAGAGGTTATAGAGGATATTCAATGAATAGACCCGATAAGCTTTTGAATAAGCTTTCTGTTACTGAAAAAGAAATAGGTGGAATGCCTAACTCTTCTGAAGATATAAAACAAGTGCATGCAGCAGCAATAGAAACGTATATTGAAAAATATGTTGGAATGCAACAAGATGGCGGTAGTGGCAATATATATTTTAATACTACTTTAAACGACTGGTCAAAATTTAATATAAATAATAGAACAAAGTTTGATGCATCTATTAGTTCTGGTTTAGCTATTATAGCTTGTAACAAACATTCATACCAACCTAAAGTTACTACAAGTAAAAAGGTATTAGACTTTGGTTTTAAAAAATATAACAATCAAGGAGATACTTCAAAAATAATAAAATAAATGGTACAAACGCAAACAAAAGGTATATTTCCGAGCCAAGCGGTTTCAGATGCTGAAAAATCCAGTAATGAATATGGGCTAGAAATTTCTAGAGCAATTGAATCTGAATGGTTTAAAAGAGATTCCGGCACATCCCGTTATTTTGCTAATAGAGATAATTTCCATAGATTAAGATTGTACGCTAGAGGTGAACAGTCTATTCAAAAATATAAAGATGAATTATCTATTAATGGTGATTTATCTTATTTGAATTTAGATTGGAAGCCTGTACCAATTATTCCAAAGTTTGTAGATATAGTTGTAAATGGTATGTCTGAAAGAAGTTATGACATTAAAGCATATTCACAAGACCCAGCATCTATTAAAAAACGTAGTGATTATATAGAATCAATGCTACGTGATATGCAAACGAAAGAAATATCTGATCAAATACAACAGGAGCTAGGTATTGATGTTTATGAGAATGACAAGGAAAAGCTTCCTGAAACAGAAGAAGAACTTGAGCTGCACATGCAATTAGATTATAAACAATCTATTGAAATAGCAGAAGAAGAAGCTGTAAATAATGTGTTTGACTATAACAAATACGATTTAATAAGAAGAAGATTAAACTACGATGCTACCGTTATTGGTATGTCTTGTAGTAAAAATAGCTTTAACACTGCTGAGGGAATAAGTATTCAATATGTAGATCCTGCTGATATTGTGTATTCATATACCGAATCACCATATTTTGATGATATTTATTATGTAGGCGAAGTGCGAAGAGTCTCACTAGTTGATCTTAAAAAACAATATCCTGAATTAACTACGGAAGATTTAGAAGAAATTGAAAACAAAGGTAGCAACGCAATGTTGTATAATAAGTCCTACTCAGCTTCAGATGCTTCAGATAATTCTTTTGTTTATGTATTGTACTTTGAATATAAAACATTTAAGAATCAAGTTTATAAAATAAAAGATACATCTACTGGCGCTAGCAAAGCTATTAAAAAAGATGATACTTTTAATCCACCTAAAGATCAAAGAGCAAGATTTGAAAAAGTTTCAAGATCTATAGAGGTTATATACGAAGGTGCTAAAATCATTGGTCATAATAAATTGCTTAAATGGCAGTTAGCTGAAAATATGACTAGACCTAAAGCTGATACAACTAAAACACAATTTAGTTATAACATTGTAGCTCCTAGAATGTATAAAGGGGCAATTGAATCTTTAGTAAGCAGAATGACAACATTTGCTGATATGATTCAAATCACTCATTTAAAGCTGCAACAGGTTTTATCAAGAATGGTACCGGATGGAGTATTTTTAGATGCAGATGGTATTGCTGAAATTGATTTAGGCAATGGAACAAATTATAATCCGCAGGAAGCATTAAACATGTACTTCCAAACAGGTTCTGTTATTGGTAGATCAATGACTCAAGATGGAGAGTTTAATCACGGTAGAGTACCTATACAGGAATTACAAACATCAGGAGCTAATGCTAAAATATCTAGTTTAATAAATTCTTATAACTATTATTTGCAGATGATTCGTGATGTAACGGGTCTAAACGAAGCAAGAGATGGTAGTACTCCAGATAAAAACGCTTTAGTAGGTTTACAAAAAATAGCAGCAGCAAATTCAAATACTGCTACTAGACATATACTGCAAGCTGGATTATATTTAACTTTAAAAACAGCAGAAGCAGTTTCTTTAAGAATATCTGATGTTCTCGAGTATTCTAATACTAGAAATAATTTTATACAAAGCATTGGTAAATATAATGTTGGTATACTAAAAGATCTGGAGGATCTGCATTTGCATGATTTTGGTATATTTTTAGACTTAGCGCCAGACGAAGAAGAAAAACAACTTTTAGAAAATAATATACAAATGGCTTTATCTAAAGATCAGATATTTTTAGAAGACGCTATTGATATTAGAAATATTAAAAACTTAAAGTTAGCAAACGAATTCTTAAAATTAAGAAGACGTAAGAAAGCTGCGGATGATAGACAACGTCAAGTAGAAAATATAAATCTACAATCAGAATCTAATGCAAAAGCAGCCCAAGCTGCTGCAGCGGCAGATGCGCAAAAAGAACAAGTTATAACTCAAACAAAAGCTCAGTTAAAAACAACAGAGCATACTCTTGAAATGCAAAAAATGGAACAAGAAGTTGCTTTTAAGAAAGAGCTTATGACGTATGAGTTTGAGCTAAGTAAGCAGCTTAAAGAACTAGATTTACAAGTAATTAAAGATAAAGAAACATTCAAGGAAGACCGCAAGGATAAAAGAACAAAAATCCAAGCGTCTCAACAGTCAGAATTGATTGACCAAAGAAAAAATAATAAACCACCAAAAGATTTTGAATCTTCAGGATTTGATACTCTTGGGGGATTTGGCTTAGAGCAGTTTGAGCCTAGATAAAAAGCTGCTATTAATTTTATAATATTATATCATGTCAGAGCAAACAGCTAAAGTCGTACAAGACGAAGAATTGTCTAGTGCGCAAAAAGAAGAAAAAGTTTTAGAATCTTCTGGAGTTAATACTAAAGAAAGTGAAGAAACTTATAAAGTAGACCTAAGTAAACCTTCTAAAAAAGAAGATGATACTTATAAGGTAGATTTAAGAGAAAAACCTAAAACAGAAGAAGATGCCATTCAAGAACAAAGCACAGATGAAAGCGTGTTACGCAGCAGCGAGCAAAGCGAAGAAAGCGGGCAAGACACCCAAGTGGAAGTGCAAGGAGTGGAAGAAGAAAACAAAGAAGAAGCTGAGGTAGTATTAGAAAGAATAGAAGATACTGAAGATACTGAAGAGCCTGAGCAAAAATTAGCCGAGCCTGAAAAACAAGAGATTATTCAGGAAGCTAAAGAAAACAATATTGAACTACCAGAAAATATACAAAAGGTAGTTGAATTTATGCAGGAAACCGGTGGTAGTCTTGAAGATTACGTAAGGTTAAATGCTGATTATAGTAATGTTGATGATTCAGCTTTATTATACGAATACTACAAGCAAACTAAATCTCACTTAGATAAAAGTGAAATTGATTTTTTAATTGATGATTCATTTTCTTTTGATGAAGAAATTGATGAAGAAAGAGATATTAAAAGAAAAAAGTTAGCTTATAAAGAAGAAATTGCAAAAGCAAAAAACTTTTTAGAAGATTTAAAGGGTAAGTATTACGAAGAGGTCAAGTTGAGTTCTAAGTTAAATCCTGATCAGCAAAAAGCTATTGACTTTTTCAATCGATACAGTAAGGAGCAATCTGAAACTGAGGCTGTGCAACAAAAACAGCATGAGCATTTTAAAAATGTAACTAATAGTGTCTTTAACGAAGAATTCAAAGGTTTTGATTTTAAAGTAGGAGACTCAAAGTTTAGATACAAAGTAAATGATGTTCAAAAAGTAAAAGAAGTTCAAAGTGATTTAACTAATGTAGTAAGTAAGTTTTTAGATAATAATAACATGCTTTCTGACGCTAAAGGTTATCACAAGGCTTTATTTGCTGCACAGAATGCTGATGCTTTAGCAAACCATTTTTACCAACAAGGTAAAGCTGATGCAATAACACAACTACAATCAGAGTCTAAGAATATAAACATGGACCCTAGGAAAAGTGAAGTTATTGAAGCAGGTGGTATTAAAGTAAGAGCAATATCAGGAGAAGACAGTTCTAAGCTAAAAATTAAACTTAGAAAATAAACTTTAAAAACAAATAATTACAATGGCAATTATTACTCCAACTGGAGGCGCAAACCTAAATGCGGTACCTGCACCTTCAAAACAAACATTATCTTCAAACTACCTTTCTTTTACAGGTGGTGCGAACGATTGGTCTCAGCAATATCTACCCGAATTGTATGAAGCAGAAGTAGAGCGATATGGTGATCGTTCAGTTTCTTCTTTCTTACGTATGGTAGGTGCTGAAATGCCAATGACTTCTGATCAGGTCGTATGGTCTGAGCAAGGAAGACTACATTTATCTTATACTGGTACTCTTACAGCTGCTTCAGGTGCTATCGCAGTAACTGGACATGCAGTACGTGTAGGCCAAACAATTGTTGTTTCTGACGGAACTACTACTGTAAAAGCTTATGTGTCTGCAGTTGCAGCTAACGAGATTACAGCTAAAAGATATGACAAAGAGTTATTTAGTACTGATTCAGATTTTTCAGACGGAAGTGTAACACTTTTCGTTTATGGATCTGAGTTTTCTAAAGGAACTGCTGGAATGAATGAAGCTGTTACTCCTGAATTCCAATCTTTTACAAACCAACCAATTATCTTTAAAGATAAATATGAAGTATCAGGATCTGATGCATCTCAAATTGGATGGGTTGAAATTACTGGAGAAGCAGGACAGTCTGGTTACCTATGGTATCTAAAAGCTGAAGGAGATACACGTACTCGTTTTGAGGACTACCTAGAAATGGGAGTTGTTGAAGGTGAGAACGCTATCGCTGGATCTGGAGCTGCACTATCAGGTGTTAAAGGTACTGAAGGTTTGTTTGCTGCTATCGAAGACAGAGGTCATGTGACTGCTGGAGTTGATGGTAACGACGCAACTGAAGACTTAGCTGATTTTGATGAAATCTTAAAGAAACTTGACAAGCAAGGTGCTATTGAAGAAAACATGCTTTTCTTAAATCGTGCTGTATCATTAAATATTGATGATATGCTAGCTGCTCAAAATTCTTACGGATCAGGTGGTACTTCTTACGGTGTTTTCTCAAACAGCGAAGATATGGCACTTAACCTAGGATTTAGCGGATTCCGTAGAGGATCTTACGATTTCTATAAAACAGACTGGAAATATCTAAATGATGCTTCTACTCGTGGATTGATTACTGACATCCGTGGAGTATTAGTTCCTGCAGGTACTTCTACAATTTATGACCAAACGCTAGGTAAAAACATCAAGCGTCCATTCTTACACGTACGATACAGAGCTTCTGAAGCTGATGATCGAAAAATGAAGTCTTGGACAACTGGTTCAGTAGGTGGAGCTTTCACATCTGATTTAGATGCAATGGAAGTACACTATCTATCTGAAAGATGTTTAGTAGTGCAAGGTGCGAACAACTTTATGTTGTTGAACTAATAGTTCATATTTAAGATTGCCCCTGGTTAACTCCGGGGGTAACTCTTATTTTTTTTTAATTATTTAATCTTATTATATTATGGCAAAAGCTAAAACAGAAACTTCTAAATGGGAGTTAAAAGACAGAACGTATTTTTTAAAGGGTGGAAAATCACCATTAACATATACTATTAAAAGTAAAGGCATATTCTTTTTTGATGAACAAAAAGCAGAAGAAAGAGAACTTAAGTATGCTATTAACCAAAAAACACCGTTTGTTGATGAATTTGCGGGTAATGCTAGATTAGGACATATTGTTTTTGAGGATGGAACAATAACAGTACCTAAAGAAAAGCAATCATTACAAAAATTATTATCATTATACCATCCTGATAGAAATAAAATATACCAAGAATTTGATCCGCTATCGGTAGCAGAAGATGATCTTGATATTTTAGAACTTGAAATTGAAGCATTAAATACTGCCGCTTCTTTAGATATTGACAATGCTGAAGCTATTTTACGTACTGAGATTGGCTCTAGTGTGTCTAAGATGACTTCTAAGGAGCTTAAAAGAGATTTATTACTATTTGCTAAGAACGAGCCTGTGTTGTTCCTAGAGTTAGCTAATGACGAAAATATCAATATTAGAAATAAAGGTATTAGAGCTGTTGAAGCAAATATTATCTCTTTATCAAATGACCAACGTACTTTTAAATGGGCTAGTACTGGTAAAAAATTAATTACTGTACCATTTGAAGAAAATCCTTATTCTGCTTTAGCAGCATTCTTTAAAACAGATGAAGGTGTAGAAGTATATAAGTCAGTAGAAAAGAAACTTAAATAGTTACTCCTTGTAGTGGTTAGGCCATCTTCAGGGGTGGCTTAATTACTATAAATAATAAAAACAAATATGATTAGCGTAGATACAGTTTACCAAAAAGTATTATCGATTGTTAATAAAGAAAATAGAGGGTATATTACGCCACAAGAATTTAATTTATTTTCAAATCAATCTCAACTAGAAATATTTGAGCAGTATATTTTTGATCTTAGTCAATACATGAGATTAAAAGACAATAATACTGAATACGCTAACCTATACAAAATAGTTGATGAAAAATTAAGTAAATTTAAAACAGAAGGAAATTTAACTTATTCAACAGACCATTTTAATTTTCCTACAAATTTACATAAATTAGGTACAGTTATTTACGATAACGTTGAAGTAGAAAAAGTAGATAAAAAGCAACTACTTGAATATCAGTTATCTAAATTAACACAGCCTACAATTACTTCACCTGTATATATTCAAAATACAGCAAACGCAGCAAGCGATTGGTCTTTAAAAATTCACCCAACAAGTATTACTTCTAATGTATCATGCACATATATAAGAAAGCCTATACCACCTAACTGGGGTTATACAACCGTAGGAGGAAATGCATTATATAATGCTAGTACATCAGTTAATTTTGAATTGCATGAGTCAGAAGAAACAACTTTATTATTAAAAATACTTTCTTATGCGGGATTAAACATTAAAGACAGTGCTATCGTACAGGTTGCTGATGGAAAAGAAAATAAAAAAATAACTCAAGAAAAGTCATAGTAAATGGGATTAATAACGCAAACAGCAAAACAATATTATACCGTAACTGAAAAGTTTACAGGGACTGGAAGTTTATCTACGTTTACTTTAACTTTTAATCCACTACCAACAGCAAAGTCAAAGTTTATTGTATTTATCGATTCTCAAGAAATAGATGACGATAACTATAACTATGATAATACAACAGGTATTATTGATTTTGCACCATCAACACCTCCAAACAATAACTCTGTAATTGAGGTAAAGTTAAAAGATCAAAGACATGGTAGTTACAGATATATATCCTTAGAAGACATAGTAAACAACTTTATGGTCTCTTACGTAGGAGATGATAAAATTATTGGAACTGCTAGAAAATTAGATGTTATATTTCATACTAAAAGAGCTATTCAAGAATTTAGTTACGATATATCAAGAGTTGAAAAAATACAAGAGGTAGAAGTGGGAGCCTCATTAACTATTCCTTTTGCACAAGATTATGTTAATTATGTGCAGTTATCTTGGACAGATGCAAATGGATTAGAAAGAATATTATATCCCAGCACAAGTACTTCAAGACCTTCTGAAGCCATACTACAGGATGATCAAGCTAATTACTTATTTGATAATGACGAAAGTGTATTAACAGGTACATCGTTAACAACTGAAAACTTTAAAGGTTTAGAAACTAATGATAGTTTAGGTTTAGATAATGGCGTAGACAATAATGATAATATATTTGGTTTAGGTAGAAGATACGGAAGTAATCCAGAAACAACTCAAGTTAACGGGGTTTTTGTTATAGATGAATTAAACGGACAATTTGGTTTTAGTAGCAATTTATCTGGTAAAATAATTACTATAAAATATATTTCAGATGGTTTGGGTACAGATTCTGAAATGAAAATCCATAAACTAGCTGAAGAAGCAATATATAAGTATGTGTCTCATGCTGTAATTGCATCAAAAGCAAATATGCCCGAATATATAGTGAATAGATTTAAAAGAGAAAGAAGAGCTGCTATGAGAAATGCTAAGCTAAGACTTTCTAATATTAAATCTTTAGAGATGACGCAAGTTATGCGTGGTAAGAGTAAGCAAATAAAACACTAAGTACATGCCGGAAATTAAAGCAAACTTCCTTAAGGGGAAAATGAATAAAGACGCGGATGAGCGAGTATTGCCAGCAGGCGAGTACAAAGATGCTTTAAATATTCAGGTGGGTGTTGCCGAAAATGGAGATGCTGGAAGCATACACAATATATTGGGTAATGCTAAAATAAGTAATATCAATATACCAGGCGCAACTTGTATTGGAAGTATTTCTGATACACAAAATGATAAATTATATTGGTTTATCTACGGGACAACAATTGATGCCATAGCGGAATATGACGTTGTTACCGGAGTAGTTTCTCCTGTTTTAGTTGATACTACCAAACTTATAACAAATTTTTCAAACACGCAAATAACAGCTATAAACGTTGTAGAAGGTTATTTATTATGGACAGATAATAATTCTGAACCAAAAAACATTGATATTGAGTTATTTAAATCTAAATCAATTAATTTTACTACGACAACAAATATATATGATGATTTTATTGCGGCAGATAGACCTATAGTAGAATCAGACATAACTCTTATACGAAAGAAACCAGCTTCAGCTCCTTTTGTTTCAATCAGTACTTACGGTTTTGCAGTACAATCGTCGGGAATAGATATTACTGCGTCTATAAATGTAACAGGTTTAAATCCTGGGGACTCAACTACAATGACCGTTTCTGTTGACCCTAATCTTAAAGCCGGGGAAGAGTTTTTTGTTGCAGCAGGATTTGATACAGGAGCAAAAAAATTTAAATTTGTTTCTATAAGTGGCCTGACTGTTACGGCTGAATACATTTTATCAGACGGCTTCCCTCCTTTATCTTTTACTGGTACAATAAAAAAGGGTGATATATTATTCAACGATAAGTTTGTAAGATTTGCTTACAGATGGCGTTTTAAAAATAACCAAGTATCAGTTATTTCTCCATTCACTCCACCTATTTTTGAACCATTTGGTGCTTTTGTATATGATTCCGAGCAAGGCTATAATACTTCTATGGAAAACACTATTCGTGCTATAGAGCTTATAGGTATTGATACAAAGCCTGCGGATTTATATTCTATAGACATAGTATACAAAGAATCAAATAATACTAATTTATATGTTTATAAAACATTAAGAAAAGAAGAGTTTGAAAATTATGCTACTGGAATTGGTAAAATTAAAATAAACAGTGAAAGTATATACTCTGTTTTACCTAACAATCAGTTATTTAGGCAGTACGATAATGTACCTTATAGAGCAAAAGGGCAAGAAATAAGTGCTAATAGAGTTATATTTGGAAACTATAAAGATGGATTAGATATAACTAATGATCGCAATGGTAATTATATACAATATAATCCAACATTTAATATTTCTACTGAGCGCAGAACTAATCATCTTTCAAAATCTATAAAAACAGGTAGAACGTATCAATTTGGTGTTATTTTTGAAGATGAATATGGCAGACAAACACCTATTGTTTCTAATGATTCAGGTGAAATAAAAATTGATTACGATCAAGTTAGATTTCTTACCGCTACTCCATCTAGACCCAGCGGAAATGAATTCAAAGTATCATTAAGTAATTTACCATCAGAAGTTTTTTTTAATAATAGAATAAGAAAATTTAAATATTACATTAAAGAACAATCTAAAGAATACTACAATGTTATTGTGTACAAAGCTTTTGATGATGATGAAAATGCTAATTTTTTATGGGTAGCTATACCTAGCTATGAAATAAATAAAATACAAGAAGAAGACTATATAATTTTAAAGAAAAAAGCAGATACAACCGCTCCTTTATCAGACCCTTCATTAAAATATAAAGTACAGGATATTTCAAATAGTAAACCAGATAACATCACTTCTTCTGAAACTTTAAATGGTTACTTTTTTATAAAGATTAAAAAAGACACAAGTGGAATAGCAACGGCAACAAACTTAACTGCTGCGTATACA